TTAACTGCGGGAACGGATATCGAATTCCGGGTTGATCGCATAGAAGTTCTTGCTGTCCAAATGATCCTGAACGATTCTTAGGCCTTCACCGAAACGCTGGTAGTGCACGATCTCTCGTTCTCTTAAGAAACGGATCGGTTCGCAGACTTCCGGGTCTTTGACAAGGCGCAGGATATTGTCGTAAGTGGTTCTGGCTTTCTGCTCTGCTGCCATATCTTCATGAATATCTGTAATCGGGTCGCCTTTGGATTGGAAATATGTTGCGGTCCAAGGAGCGCCGCTTGCTGCCTGGGGCCAGAGGGCCAGTGTGTGATCTACATAATATTTGTCAAAACCGGATTCAACTAACTGTTCTGGTGTCAGATTTTTGGTAAGCTGGTAGACAATAGCGCAGATCATTTCCATATGAGCAAGTTCTTCTGTACCTATATCCGTCAGGATGCCGGTCACTTCCTTATAAGGCATGGTATAGCGCTGGGACAGATACCGCATGGAGGCGGCCAGCTCACCGTCGGGTCCACCGAATTGTAATAACCTATTAATCTCCTAATCCTTGTAAATACTGGATTAGGAGATGTATAAGTGGAATGTTATCTTGCCATGTTCTTTATCATATATGATATCCTCGACCAAATTTCGCATGAAGGTTCCCTTTGTAGGGAAGTCAATGTCTGGATCACGGATCACATCATAGACAGTTTTTACTTTTGATAATACATCTTGTTTGGTAGGAATGTCTGTGGAAGACTGGGACTTTAGATCTGCCATGTTTGCTTCTAATTCTTCACGTGCTCTTTTCAGTCGGGCTTTGTTTTCTCCGTATTCTTCCAATGTGTCTATGCCATTTTCATAGGCAAGACGGATTCTTTGTTCTCTTGTTTTGAGTTTTTCTAACTCTTTTGTGAGAGAAAGCTGTTTTTCTTTCTTTTCAGAAGATTGAGGAGGACGGTATCTATATTCAAAATTCATTCCATTTAATAGATCTTCAAAGTATTCATATATAGCATCAATAATCTTCTTTTCACTTATGCAGCAAGATTCTGAGTGTATTCCTTTTGAATACCGATAACATTGGAAACCAGGAGATCTGATATTTGCGCCGTTATAAGCAAGTGTGGCGCCGCAGTACCCGCATTTCAGTAAACCGGACAACCAGTGCTTGCAAGTAGATATATTTCGTCTTTTGGCAGGGCGGTATCTCTGCTGGATTTTCTGCATTCTTTTTTCATAGCATTCTTTTGTGATGCGGACTTCATGGGTTCCCATAAAGCTGATATCATCCCATACTACCAGACCATAGTAGAAAGGATTTGTAAGAACGCGTTCGACTGTTCTTGCTTCAAACGGATGGCCGCGGCGTGATAGATATCCCATATCATTGAGTTTGCGGGCAATGGCAGTATAATCAATATCATATGTATCAAATTGTTCGGTCATGAAAGCTACGATCTCATATTCTTTTTCGTTGATAATGAAGGGCTTGCCGTTTCCTACTGCTTGATAGCCAAGTGGAGGCACCATCTGATAACCTTGTTGTCGGGCTCGTTCTTTCATTCCACGTAAGACTTCGCCGGAAAGCCGGATAGAGTAATATTCATCCATCCACTCTATGATCCGTTCGATCAGGCTGCCGAAGGGTCCCTCAACCAGGGGCTCCGATATACTTACTACATCTACATTATGTTGCTTTTTCAGAAGAGACTTATAAACAATAGATTCTTCCTGATTCCTGGCGAACCGGCTATATTTCCAGACAAGTATCAGATCAACAGGATGTTCATCGGCTTTGCACATGCTTATCATCTTTTGAAATTCCGGACGTTTATCAGCTTTACGGCCGGATACGCCGAGTTCATAAAATATCTTTAAAATGATAATATCATTTTTCTTGGCATATTCCCGGAGTAACTTTTTTTGGGATTCAGGGGATACTTCTTCCTGATCGTGGGTACTGACACGGACATAACCGTATGCATAACGTTGCTGCATGGTATCATCTCCTTTGATAAATGTATGTAAAAATGGGTACAAAAATAACAGCCTGAGAACTTTTGTTCTCTTGCAATGGCTGCCCGAAGATGATACAATAATTTTTGTTAGAAGCTGTATATCTTCGGATATATGACTAGGACCGTCCCTGTTGGCACAGGGGCGGTTTTTATTATAGTAAATCAGAAATCTTAATAATCAGTCCGTCAAATATATAAACGGGAATCTCATCACCGAAGAAATACATATTCGCATCTTCTTCACCTTCAAAAACATAAGTTTGAACGGCTTTTTTTATTGGGTTAATGATCCAGTATTCCCGGACGCCTGCAGTACGATATTTGAATAATTTAACAGAATAATCCATCCGGGTACTGCTTGGAGAGACGATTTCAACGATCCAATCTGGTGCCCCCTTACATCCCCGATCAGATATTTTACTTTTATCACAAATTATAGAAATATCGGGTTCTACCCATATTTTATCGTCGGCATTCAAGTTAACTGCAAATGGCGCAGGAATGACTTCACACTCTCCTTTTTTGGTGAAGATATGATTACCGATGATGCGTCCCAATTGTTGGATAAGTTTTTGATGGATAAAGCTAGGCGGTGTCATGGCATACAGCTTCCCGTCGATCAGTTCTGCACGCTGTCCTTCCGGAAGGTTCCAGTAGTCTTCTGATGTATAAATGTGTTCTTGCGGCATTGGCATGTGATTACGTCCTTTCGTTGTATAAGTATATAATTTATAAAAAATATTAGGTGTTTATTGTGAAAAATTAACAATTTGTCTATTGTTGTATACAGTAAATAAACATATAATGATAACAAGGAGGTAAGAACTATGTTAAGGAATATTATTAGTGTAATTAGTATGTATACAGTTTTAATATGTTTAGTCTTTCTGTTTTCAAGGAAGATTTTTGCCTATATTCCAGTAAAAAACATTATTATTGCAAATAAATACTATATAAAGGATATTGTCTGTATCATTTTAAGTATTATAGTGGTGTTTATGCTGTTTACTGCGAATCCTCCGAGGTAAGGCTTTGATCTTCTATAGTTATGTCTTGAGTAGTGCTGTCTGGAACACTAAGCAATAATTCTTTTTTGCAGGAATTGTATTCTTCAACAAGTTTTTCGTAATCATTTTTTAATTCCTCATAGTCATTTTTATGTTTGTTTTCAGAAATAGTAATATACAAATCACCAGCAGTTTTAATTTAAACAAATAAATCTGAGTGGGTACCTGTTCTATCCAGATATAAGTCATTACCGTCAATTTCATAGATTAATAACCAATCAGGGGTAATATGACACTCCTTGCGCCCTTTATAATTGCCAGTTAAAGGATGATCACGGTTTTTAGGCGGTAAGGGTTTAGGGATGGATAATATTGCGACAACTTCTTTCAACAGTTCCATGTTCAGCCCTCTTTTCATACACTTCTTATAGTCCTTTTTAAATTGTCCAGAATGTATAATGTTCAGCATATCAATCCTCCAGACTAGCCCACAAATCATCAAGATTCTGGAACTTTTGCCCAGATCCGGTTCTTTTCATTTCGTCAACCTCTGCAAATGCGGCCAGGGTTTCTGCATTTGGAGTTTCATCTGGAATTGCGGCGCCTTCCAGAATGCCAATAATGTAAAACATTTTGCTTTCTGGTATCTGATCTAGTAATTGTACAGCTTTTTCTTTATATGTCATCTTATATTTCCCCTTTCTAATTCTTAAACATATCGTATATGTTCCAAATAGTATTATATTCAAAAAAGCAACGGTTATTTTACTTTTGTTATCGTTAAGTTTGGTGTGAAGCAGATAACATAATTATCTATTTCATGCATGGTACCGTATTTATCTCGGTAGCAATCTACAGCATTTTGAAGAAATTCCTCCGTAACATCTAAATATTCTGCAATTTCATGCCGGGTATAGCAACCGTGTTCATAAGCTTGGATCAGGCCATGCAATCCAATTTGTTTATTGTATGCCCAAAGTCTTGCTTGATGTTCTTGTTTTTGGTGCCAGGAGTCAGAAATGTTTATAATATCACCTACGGTAGTCTCATAATGTCCAAATTCCTCGGCTAGGACACAGGCTTTTGCGGCGGTGGTTTCAAGATCTTCACGGATTGCGATCCGGTTTCCCTTAATCCTACCGTCACTTGATTGCAAGGGCTTTTCCTTTACATATAATCCTTTACTGTAAACTTCATCTAAAAGTGCTTCGTATCTATTCATAAGTAACACCTCCATGATAAGTATATCACTTTGGATGTCCAATAATTGGGACGCTAGAAGTCATCATCATCCATGATGTCATCATCGTGTTTTATCATTTCTTCAGTTACCTCGATATCGGTACGCTGGTGGGCGGCTTTTACTTCAAGATGTGGCTGAATGTCTATTACGGTGGATGAGTGGGTATTTTCCAGTTCTTCTATACGCTCCTTTTGTTCCTTTAATTGTTCAGCGATAGCATATTCATTCTCTAACACTGCATTAATTGTTTTTACACCATTAGGAGAATGTTTAGCTATGTAACGATATTTCTTAACGAGTTTTAATTCTGGAATAGATACTTCATCCTCTGGAATTGTAGCTTGTAAAAAATACGAAGCGGTCACATGTAAAATTCCGCAAATATATGAAAGAGTATCTAGGTCAGGTTTGCTCACATTGTTTTCCCAATTGCTTATAGTGTTTCCCGTGGTATTGATTTTCTTTGCCAATTCTGATTGTTTTAATCCAGATTCTATTCGTGCGGCTTTTAATTTTTCACCAAAAGTCATTGATTTCACCTCTCTTTGTACCCAAATAGTACAATATTATTTAGAAAAAGTAAATATAAAATCACAAAATTCTTGAGATTTTTTAAGAAAAACTATTGACTTCACAATAATATTGGAGTATATTACAATTAATCCCAATAAAATTGTGATTGGAGGTGGACATATGCAAACAAATTTGAAAATAAAGAAATATCTTGCAGACAAAGGGATTACACAAATTTTTGTTAGCAAAAAAACAGGTATAGAACCTGCAAAACTTAGTCTTGCGTTACAAGGAGAAAGAAAACTTACGCTTGATGAATATGCAACTATTTGCGGGGTTTTGGGTGTTGATATTGATATGTTTTTGAAACCAAAGATTCCAGAGGAGGTGGTATAGAAGTGATGAAAACACTTAAAAAAGTAGTGGTAGATACTCACGAAGTAGATGCAACAATCAAGACAGCAAAAAGATTAAGAAAATTGCTTAGAGAGGCTAACTCATTAGTTGCTGAATTAGCCTCAAAAAAATTACTTAAAGTTGATATTAAGTTTTAAATCAACTGATCGTCTACAGTATGGACAGGTATTAGTACCAGAATGTGCAGAAAAACTTCGTTTACATTTGGGACATTCTATAGTGATAGCCTGTGAGTGCAGAGCATTGACAGCCATGTTTTGAACAGATTTATTCAAATCGCGTTCAAAGCGACGCATGTCAGATTTACTGCTTAAGTTATACTTTTTACCCATATATTCACCACCTTTCATATTTACTCGAATGCGCGTTCTGATAATATGGTAAAGCACGATATATAGAAAGTCAAGAAAAAAATGTAAAAAAACGCAATATATAGAAAGAAAATCAATAATAACATACTATATATTGATATACTAATATTTTTATATTGAATAACCAATATTGCAAAAGAGGTGATGATATGGATGTTGCAGAATCAAATGCGCCATTTGCAGCAGGGTTGAGAGTAATTATTGCAGAAAAAGGATTGAAAAATCTATATGTGGCAGAAAAGGCAGGATTTACGGCACAAGAATTAAGTGACATGCTTAATGGCCGTCGATTGATTAAGGCTTGTGATATCCCGAAATTCGCAAAGGTACTTAATGTTAAACTGGATGATATTTATGCTATTGGAATGAGGGGAGGTGATTAAGGAAATGGCGAAGAAGAGTAAAAAGAATAAGAAATCCATGTATGAAAATATGGTTGAGTCTTTAGCAGTGTTTGTAGTGCGGACTGCTGAGAAGGACAATCCAATGCCAGAAGAACTACATGTGATGGGCAAAGTTGCTAAGATGCTTTTCAGAACAATTTAAAAGACCTGAAAAACGCTCAGGTCTAAAGTTAATGGTCTGTGCTTTTGTGCTTTGCAAGTGTGGAACCCGCTTTTGATTTCGCAGAAGCAGACTTGCTGGTAGAAAGTGTACGCCCAGCTTTGCTAACCTTAGCAGAAGGCTTGCATGTTTTTCCTCTTGCCATAAGCTCACCGCCTTTCTGTTCAGAATATAAACAATTGTTCTGATGGAATAATACTACTAAAATATTGGCATGTCAATATAAAAATACTAAATAAAGTATAAAAAACAGATGTTTGCATCAATATATTGTGATAATCAATATTTTTATATTGAAAATCGAAACACTAGGAGGGGCAATATGGTTGATTCTTGGCTTGGTGAAGCTATAAGAAAATATTTAAAAGAAAACAGGTATTCACAGAGTTTCATTAGTGAAAAAACGGGTATTGAACCGGCAAAACTTAGCCTTGCATTAAATGGAAAAAGAAGATTTACATTCAGAGAATACGAATTAATTTGTGGAGCGTTAAAGGTTAATACCGATAAATTTTTGCGACCGAGGATGCCTACAAAAAAGGTAATATGAAAATGGCTGACTTGTTGAGTCCAAGCCAGCCGTTAGGCGACTTACAGTTTCTTTTCCAAATGGAAGGAATAGGAGTTGGGCAAATCCTGCCAATAAGATATTGCAGCTATCTTATAGCCAAGTTTCATCCATTTCGCAGTAAGCCGTCTTGAATGTACCATACGCTTCAGCAATGATATCACCGCCTTTTATCCAGGGTAGATGGCGTTTGGTACTTCTTATATTAGGTGGAGTTATTTCGAA